CCGTCGTATATCGTGTTGCCGGTTTCCGTGTTCTTTCCGGTGGTGAAGGTTATCGAGCCTCCGGCACCGTACCCGCCCGGCGTTGCGATCCGGTCGGACTCAATCAGGTGTACCCGCAGGGAATAGGGGAGCAGCGGGGTGGTGGCGTATTGCTTAATAATGCCTATGCAGTCACCAGAGAGCAGCCACGACACAAGCGCGAGCTGCTGGAGCCCGTAGAAGTTGTTCATGCCCGTGGCGTCGCAGGCTCTTTTATCGCTGGCCCAGAGGTTGAACTCCCGCTCGGTGGTTTTCTGCCAGCCCTCTGCCTGCTCTGCGGTGAGGCCCAGCACTTCGCGATCGATCCTGCTTTTCAGGCGCAGGCCGACGCCTACCACGTTTGTGCGGTTGGTCTTGATCGCGGAGGTGGCGACGGGTGCGGCCATGTATAACATGCGGGCCCGCTGCCTCATGGTGAAGTTGTTGAAGTCTATGTCCTCATGTGCGGAGCCGCTCGGAGCGTTGAAGCCCTTCACGGCCCGCTTTCTCCAGCTGGCCCCGGCCTCCCCGTAGCCTTTATTCTGCGGGCGCACACTGTCGGGCAGATACATTCCCATTTTTTTGTCGTACCTGATTTTTCTCACCTCCTTGTCATGGATTAAAAAACGGCAGCAGCCGAAGGGATAAAGGAGCAGAAACTCCCTCCGGCCGTGCCGTAGTAAAGCCGGAGGATCCGGCGTTTACCCTTACCAGTCATGCGGGACTACGCCCAGCGCACGGCGGGCACTCCCGCCCGCCAGTTCTGCCTCCAGCTCCCTGATCCGGGCGCGGAGCTTTTCGATCATGTCCTGAATATCTTTCAGGGCCGTGCTGTAATGTTGAAGATTGCGGGAGCCGATCCCATAGCTCTGCACGCCGTTTTTGTCCAGCATGTCGGCCTCGCGTTTCAGATAAAGGGCCAGACGCTCGCGTGTCTGCGTGAGCTCGGCCTGAATTGTTTCTCGTTGCCTCATGGCGTTGCCTCCTTACCATTCGTCAAATAGTTGCGCCGCTGCGTTTGTCCGGCGCTGCTGCGGTGCTGCAGCACGTTTCGGCCGCGGCTGTTCTGGCAGGCTTTTGAGCCTGCGCTCCACGGCCTCCATGTCTGGGTTAATGATACGGAAGCCGCCCAGCGCATAGTTGCGGCAGTCGAGCGCCTCGTTGCGCTCATGGCCGGGGATCTTCACCCACGCCCAGCTATTGCCCCGCTTTGTCTGCGTGAGCTCCAGCTTTTCAGACAGCAGGCCGTTGAAGTAGTACGAGTCGTAGCCGTAGGACTCGCCCCGCGGAAAATGGCAGTATTTCGCGCCGGGTTCCTGCACCCGCACGTTTGACATGATCGCCTCCTTGCCAGCGTCCACGCCGAAGGTGTAAAGCCAGCACTTGCCGATCACCTGCTCGTTTACCACGATCTTGACTTTCGAGGGCGGCGTCACGAAGGGGATCCCGTCGCCGCCTTTTCCCTTGATAGCAAAAACGCGCTTGTTTTTCCGGGCCCGGCAGCGCAGGCGCACCTCTTGGGTATAGTGGCCGCCTTCGTCCACGCAGGTGATTGAGATCCGCAGGCCGCGCTTGCTGTCCTTGAAGCGGTACACATGCTCGATCACGTCGTCGAGCTGCTGCCATACGTCGTCGGTGTCCGGTTTCCCCATGATGTAGCCTTTTTTTATGCCCCACGTTTCGCCGTAGTAGCCGTGGCCCACGACTTCGTACTCCAGCCGGTTGTCCTGCGTGTCCACGCCGCAGGTGAGTACCAGCACGCCCTCCGGCAGTTCCACCGGGGAGCCGTCGGCATTGGTGCCGTAGTCCTCACGGCGGGCCAGCATTGTGTCCTCGTCGATTGTGCCGCCGCGATCCTCCCAGAGCTCGCCCAACTTGGTGTTGTAGACGACTTTCAGCTTTTGCGGGTTGTCCTTGGCTCCGAGAAATTCAAGAATGATTTTCTCCCACGGCGTCCACGGGGACGAGAAGGCGTTCAGCCAGAAGGAGCGCACGCCGGTGGCGTATGCCTCCGGGTTCTCGGCGATCCATTTTGCAGGCTGCCGCCGCATGGTTTCCTCCGGTATAATGCAGCCGCAGTTAGGGCAGGCCCATGTGATCGGGCCGTTTATGGTGTAGATTTTCTTCCCGCGCACCTTTTTGACGGTGTGCTCATAATGGATCCGGTCAAATATGATTTCGCCATACTCGCCGCACTCCGGGCATTGGTGGCACCAGCGCTCTTGCGTGCCCTTGTAGTAGCTGTCCTCAATGTTCGAGGCTCCCTTTATTGTCGGGGTTGATACCTCAACGGCTTTCGCGTTGTAGAATGTGGTTTGTCTGGCCTCTGCCAGCGCCCACGGATCGCCCTCGGTTCCGGCGCTTATGGCCCAGCGGTCGCGCTCGTCGCCTATGATGTAGCGGGCCGGAGTGGAAGCCAGCGCGGAGGCGCTGTTTGAGCCGGTGATCGTCAGCATACCGCCCGGAAAAGACTTTTGCAGGATCGTGTTCCCGGAGTCCCTCGTCTTTACGTCCGACACTTTCGCCCGCAGCGCCCGGCTGTCCCGTATCATGGGAGCGATCCGGAGGCGCGAAAACTTGCGGGCGTCCTCCAGCGTCGGCTGCACAAAGAGGATAGAGCCCGGATCTTGGTCGATAATGTACGCGATTATGTTCAGTTCAAGCTCAGACTTTCCCACCTGAGAAGCCGCCACCATAACAATTTTTTTCACCTTTGGATCGGTGAACGCTTCCATAGGCTCCCGGAGGTAGGGTGTGCGCGACGTGCGCCACGGGCCTGCCTCTGCGGAGGTTTCCGGCGATAGGCGGCGGTGTCTATCGGCCCATTCTGCCACCGTCAGATCCTCCGGCGGTTTGAAGTTCTGGACGGCCGGAGCTATGGCTGCGTTGAGCTTCCTTGCGGCTTTTTTAGTCGTCGGCTTCATCTGCGAGCGCTTCGCCCCAGCCTTCGCGATCCCTTACCCGCCGCTGATAAACTTCGGGATCGTATTGATAGCCCGCGAGCTCGTTCAGGATTTTGTGACACTCGGCGCGGATCAGTGCCGAGGCTTCGTTCGCGCTGGCCGCCTGCGAAACGTCCATAGCGAGACGGCCGGGCAGCGCCATTATCATGCTGCGGACAGTGAACACGAGATCGTTTGTCATGGCCTCCACGTCCTCGCTCCGGTGCATTTTCCCCTCCAGCTCTTTGAGCTGCATTTCTGCGATCTTGGCTTTGCTCTGTTTCAGGTCGGCCTCGGCCCGCAGTTTGTCGGCTTCGGCTTTCGCCGTGTCAGCCGTCTTTGCCTCCTTGCCGTTGGCCCGTTCCCGCAGGTGCTTTATGTATGCCTTGACGGTCGGCAGCAGGTCGAACTTGTACGGACGAGTGGACGCCGCAGGAAGGACGCCAGACTTTGCGAGCTGCTGCACCCGTCGCTCGTCGAGGTCAAAAAGTTTTGCTATTATTGCGGTGGTTTGCAGGTTTTGTTTCGGTGCTTCGGCCATGGCGTCACCTCCTTTCTGCGCGGCTGGCGAAACGAAACGGCCTGAAAAAAATTTCCTGAGCCTGCTCGTCTTTTGGGCTCGCAAGCACCGCAGGGCTTTTGCGGGCTTCACAGTACCTTGCGCGGCTGCTCGGCGCGGGCTCGTTTGCCCCTTGGCCTTGTGTGCCCCGTGGTGGCCTCTGTGTGGCCCTCTGGCGGCCTTTGTGGCCGGT